GCTTTACCGTTAATTCCTGTAAGTGTTGCAATTTGACTACCTGAACCAGGGCCAGCCGTAACGTCACTAGTAAGTTGTGTAATCCCAGAGCCACCGCCAGAAGTACCCCAGCGCGAGTCGTTTGATCCGTTGCCAACTGATTGCAGAACTAGGTTGGGCGTATTGGTGTTAGGAATGTTCCCCATAATTAACTCCTAATTGGGTAAGGGTCAAGAATAAACGATGTGTGCCACAAGCCAGGTTCAGCTTGAAAATCGTGCATGATGGATTCTACAACCATGTTGGTACTAATTAGACCTTGTTGGTCAGGGTAAGAACCAGACGTGGATGAGTTAGGAGAGTTGCGCTTAAACGTAACCACGTCGCCAAACTGAGTGTTAAGTAGGGCGGTCATGTTGCCACCGTTGTTGGTTTCGCTTCGCAGCTCGATGTTACCAATACGAGGTAAAGGCGACTTAAACAAGTTACCGAGAAAGTTAGCCGTAGACAGCGCAAGGTTTAGCGTTGTGTGTAGCGTTCCCGACTTAGTGAGCGTGGAATAACCATAGCGAGGCTCGTTGGCTACATTCTCGTAAATCTGTTCTGTGCCGGACTGTGGCGAAACCTTTACAGTTGTCCATACGTCAACGTCGTCACGTAAGACTTGTAGCGATGGCCCAAAGTAGTGATACGTCGAGGATGTGTCATCAGTCCAAATGTGGTTGCTAGTAGGCGTATAGCTGTTGGGATACCATGTACCTGACGTTGCATTGAGTGGCCACGACCAAGTGCCGTAATAGTTTTGATTGAAGTAATTAAACGTGCCGTCTGGCTTCTGAAAGAACGAGCCAATGTCGGTGTCGCAAATCTGCAAGATTAGGTCGAGTGCAGTAGATCCGGTAACTGGCGAATCCCAGTAGTAAGGCTGTACTGGTACGAAACCGTTTGTTGACGTTCCGTTGGCCCATGCTGAGCCGTTGTTGATGAAGTAGGTGTTTGAGTTAAGAACTACTTGACCACCAGATACAGTGCCAAATCCTGCAATGCAAAGAATCTCTGCAATCCTGTCACCCGACAAGACCTTGTTTGCGGTAACAGGAAATCCTTGTGTGAGAAGCGAACCGGCGATGTATCTGTTAGTAACTTCGCTGAATAGCGTTGTAGATTGAGAACTAATTATCAATTCGTCAATTAGGCAAGGAGATGTTGGTGTTGCACCTGCTGAGCCTGTTAGCCAAGCGTTTGAGCCGCCAATTACTAAAGGTTCTACAATAGAACCGAGAACAGTATTCCAGCCGTTGTATGCGCCACCGCTAATAGGACTGCTGTATGCGCCGTCTGCGTAAAGGCATAGTTGGTTTGATGAGTTATTTACAAGACCAATGTGATGCCAGTAGCCATCGTTAATTGGAGCTGCGGACATTGTGGCGAGAACCGTAGCCCCTGAAAGAACTTGCAGGTAGCCCGAAGCAGAAACCTTAACGTCAAGTTGACCGCCATTTAGAACGCTAAACAGAAGTGTGCCACCAATTCCCTGACCAAGAATCCAAAAGTCAATAGCACCAGCATTGTTAAAATTAGTGTGACCAGGTAGAACGGCAACTCCTGCAGCTGCACCTGATCCGTTCCCCAAGTCGAGGCATCCATCGTTGCTGTAAACCATTGCACCGTTTGGTGACGGTGAAACAGTGCCGTATCCGGCGTATCCGGTATTAGATGGGTTGAGGTTGTTGGAAAGGGTAGCAAGGTATGCGGCGCCAGTTCCAGCAGAAACGCCAGATGTTCCACCTATTCCAGTAAGTGTGAACTGCGAGCTTGATGCTGACGAAACCGTGCCTGGGCCTGTAGTTGTGTTGCAAGTTCCTGTTCCACTAAAGCCAGTAACGAATACTTGTTGGCCTACTACGAAGTTGTTGATGCCTTGATAGGTAACAGTTCCACTTGCGTTGACTGCACTTGTGCAAACCACAGAGGTAGGAGCTGTAAAGCGAAACCAGTCTGTTGCGCTAGAACTTTGAGCGTACTGATTCCAAAAGTTAGTTGATGCCATGTAGCGAAGCGACAACAACTTGATTAGGTCGGTTGCTGTGATTGTCAGGTCAACATTCAACTGGTCGGTAATCTTTTCCTCAATGGTGTCAATAATTCCAAAGAAGACTGGGTAGGTTGTGCCGTTCCACGTTGCCGTTGCCTTAATAGGCAGGCGAGGTTGAACCACATAACCCGAAGCGTTGACTGATCCGTTTAGAAAGAATCCATTACGGTTACTGACCGTCATGTTCATTGTTCCAGCTTCAACGCGGTCAAGGAAGTGCTGACGACCTAACTTGGTTTGCAAGTCACGAACGTAGGGCGTAACGTCAGTCCAAGTCTGACTAAGGCTTTGAATGTTGGTTGGGTTAAATGCAATCTGAACAGACAGAATTGGAAGGGATGTTATTCCAGTTGTATTGGTATAAGAGGTTCCAGCGAACGAGGCATTTAGAGATCCGGTTCCTGAATAGGTAGTCGTACTGACTGTTCCAGATGCACTTGCCGAGAACGTACTTGTCAAAGAGCCACCAGGCGGCGTTACCCCTGTTTGCGAAAGAATTAAACCAACAGTGTTCCATGCGGCAGATGTAGATTGAACATAACTAGCCGTTACTGATGATGTAGAGGTTGTGGTAATCCACGAAGCTGCTTCACCGTTAGCCGATGTAAAGAATCCAGCATTGTAGTTAGTCCAGGGTGAACTTGGGTATGTTGAAATTGTGTAAGTTTGACTTGTACCAACAAGAACCACATCACCCGAAGTAGTAGGCGTTACTGTTTGAGATACTGCCGTACCAGTTCCAGAGTTGTTTCCCCCAGCGATTGACGCGGCAACTCCGCCAGACCATTCCGTAGCCTGAGCAGCGTATTGAATACCAGAAGCGTTGATGGTTACGGTATTCCCTGCTGCGGTAGCAGAATTGCAAACCCACCATTCTCCTTGTTGAGGATAGGCAACAACTTGTGCAACCCTAGTAAATGTTCCTATTGGACTAGTTACTGATGTGAGTGCATTGTAAATGTTGACCCATACAAACAGAGCTACAGCATTACCAACGGTGACGTTGGCTGGAAGCATTGTTGAGGTTGCACCTGATGACTGAAAGCCGGTATCCCCAGATTGGACTAACGTTAAAGCCATTAACTTGCACGCTTCCTAGTTGATGGTGCAGGTGGGTTCGTTGAAGCCCACTTAGCGAATAGGTTTCCCATCCAGCGCACGTCTTTGGTCATCTGGTCGCGAACTGCTTTAGAGACAGCTGCGATGAAGGCTGGGTTGCTTGCTAAGTCCTCTGAGATAATGCTCAAGTCAAGAACTATGTTCCAGTCTTGGTTTTCAACTGAATTGAACTCAGCCATTATCGTCTACTTCCCGACTGACGGCTGTGCAATGTTAGATTTACAGTGGTCTTGCCTTGTGGCTTAACAGCCGTAGAAGGATGGTAGGCAAATGGCATTGAAGTGGGTTTCCAAAATGCGTTGGATGCTGCAACGTCGTTAAATGTTAAATTACCAACAACTGTTTTCACCAATGAAGTTGCTTCTTGGTCAAAGGCGTTCCAAATACTACCCAAAACATCTTTTACAGCTTGACCCTTACCACCGGTTGCCGCCGTTCTGCCTTTGTAGTTTCCAGTAATTAGACCAGTAAGAGTTTCAAGAACACCAGTAGCAAACTTAACGCCAGTAATGACCCAAGGCAACGCAACGGTTCCTAAGTTTACCATTGCTTTGTTAAGTGACTGCTGGAATACTTTAATCTGTTGAGCCGGTGTCATTAAGGCTTGCTGTGTCTGTTGCGCTAGTGATTTACCACCAGCTCCGGTTAAGTTCTTTTGTGCAGCGGCTAAATCGTTAAGGTTCTTAACAAGGACACTTGCAGAACCGCCACCAGTTCCAAAGACTGCTTTGGTAATTACAGATAATGGCTGACCTGTTTCAATAGCCGCTTGCTTAAGTTGATTTATAACTCCAACAATGTTTCCCCTGCGCATGTCAGAAGCAAGTTTTTCTTGACTTAGACCAACTGCTTGCAGACCCTTAGCGTAAGCGGTCAAATTGCCCTTTGAGTCTTTAGTAGATTTCTCCAAATTGCCAAGACCATTAGCGAAGGCAGCAATAGATCGTGTGGGCAATGCAACTTTGGCAAAAATTGCTCCGATTGGGATAATTTCTTTAAGGCTTAAACCATAGTTGGATAATGCAACACCAACTCGACCAGATAGCATTTGTTCTTCAGCAGCAAGACCACCGACGAAACTTTGTGATCCCTTTACGAGGATTCCAGTTAATTTAGTTACGTCATAACCTTTGGCAATTTGCAGTGATTGAGCTGCAACAATGGCTTTGGTCGTGTCGGCAACAGAAGCGTTGGTGATAATAGATGCTTTGGCTGCGTTGTTAAGGAGTGTTGTTGCAGCAGCGCCTTTAATGCCGGCTTGCTCAATAGTTAAAGCGCCAGTTGCTAGATCCGCAGTAGTAACACCAAAAGAAGCGGAGATGTTAAGAATAGACTTTCCTAAAGCATCAGTCTGTTCTTTAGTCAAACCGGCTTGCAGTTTAACTTTGTCCATTTGCTCGTTAAACTTCATAGCAGCGTCAACGGCGTAAACACCAACGGCTGCGGCCACACCAGCAGCACCAAAGGCAATAGTCTTGGCAGATAATCCAAATAGACCTGCTGACGACTTAGAAGCAGCGCCAAACTCTGTCATCTTGGCTTGCGCCTCAGTCATCTTGGCTGTGTATTCTTTGGTGTCAGCTATGAGTGTTGCAATTACAGGAGGTAGAAATGACATTATTGTTGGGCTAAGCGCCACTCCTCCTGAGCGATACGGTTGATTTCTTCGTTGCTATTCTTTACGCCTGGGGTCATGTAAGGAAACTGACGCGACCTTGATGTTCCGTATTCTACGGCTCCAGCGTATTTAACTGATGGGCCGGTGTCTGATTGCCAACGACCAACGCCAAGTGATTTTACTGATTGTGTCCTAATAGAGTTACGTAGATTGCCTGAGCGTTGTGTCGGCTTAGGTGGTATGGCAGGGTAATTAGGAGCGCCCTGATAATAAACCCGACCAGACTTTGAGACTCGTTGTGATCCTGATGGTCGAGCGCGGAACTCTTCTTTGGCTTTGCGCTCAATAATGAGTGCGCCCTTTGTGACAATGTTTCGAGCTGCGGCATCGGACTTAGCAATGTCAAACTTTAGTGCTTTGTCAAAGTCGCTTATTCCTGAAATAATAATCTCAGCCACGCTGAACCTCGTTCATAGTGTTGTTGATAGCGATAAGCCAGTCTGTTACATTGCGAGGCTGATTAAGGAAATCGTCATGTGATCCACTAAACGTTTTACGGAATTGGTATTCACGATAAAGGCTAGCAACTTCTATGTCTACTTCTGAATCCTTGCCTCTAAGAGCTGCCTCCAGCCGTGCTAGTCGGCGGTAGGGGCTTTTGGGTCGGTGTCTGGCGAGAAGTCTGGAGTGTTGTTGAACTCGTTAGCACAAGCCTCGGCCAATGCTTCAAAGACAGGCTTAGCAAGGTCAAGCGCAGAGTCAGCCGTAGGCAAGTCACCCAATGACCAAGACTTCACCATGCCAGCAATTAGTGCAGCTTGATAGCCGTCGAGGTTGTCTCTGTCCTCGTCTGAAATCTCAGCGAAAATAGTCCATGACTCAGGCTTGGCTTCGTCAAATCCCAAGTTAGTGAGTTTTGCTGCCGTGCCAGCCGCCTTCATGTACGAACGAGAGATGGCTCGAGCTGTGCGCTCGGTAACTTCGTCTCGCGAATACAAGATGGCTGACTGTCCGTTTGGAAGGTTTATTGCTGGCATTATTTCCCCTTTGGGTTATTTAGTAAGCGGCTGCGGTGGCGTTTACAATCGTAGCCTGAACTGGTGAGTAACCAGTTGTAGCGTCGGTTGCGTTTGCGTTTGCAGTAAATGACAATTCTACTTCGGTGTATTCCTTACCGCGTGTGCGCTTTACGTCGTGGAACTGAACAGCAGACAATGTGAAGGCAATGCTGTGGTTCGTTGCAGAGGTAGAGTCGTTAGGGTCAGTCATAGTAATTGTGACTACCTGTGGTGAGCGTGTAAGTGCTTCTGCTGATGATCCAGTTGACCAAGCGTCTGCGTTTGTGTTTACAACGGCTGTGAACTTACCAGTAACTTCGATAGGGCCAGCAAAGTTGACAAGCGGAGCCTGTGTACCCATTGTGAAGATAGGTGCAGTCTTGCGAGCAAGCATGAGTTCACCGGTCTGAATGTAGGTAAGAGCTGCGCCTGAGTTGATTCCGCTAACTGTGATAGTTGTATCCCAAGCAGGAATCATGTGCTCTGTTGACAATGAAAGGCTTGTGAACGGAGCAGGTGCGCTTGTGTATGAAGTGTATGGGTTAGCCATGAACTTAACTGTTGCGTCTGCTGCTGCTTCTGCACCGAAAGTAATGTTCAGACTGTCAGCCTGTGCGCCTGTCATGGTGAAGTAGTTAGCACCGTCGAAGTCAAGGATTGAGTATGACTGTGGCTGTGAACCTGTGGCTGCGTTGTTCAAGAGCTTGATGTTGTGTGTGTAAACAGAAGAACCAGTAACAGTGTCTGTGCCACCAAGAATTGACTTAGCAAGTGTGCCGAATGTGTCAGCAAAGAGGTAGAACTTAGCGTCGTACTCGTCGTGACGTACACCTTGTACCTGGTCGTAGACCAAAGTTGGTGAACCTCGGAACGCTTCGTCACGCAGGAATGTCTGCATTGGCGTTACCTGCGGAGCGGTCACTGGGATGTAAACCGGTGTTCCTCCTACTGGTAGGGTTCCGCGTGTCGCTTCGACAACGAGACCCATGTAACTATTGGCTGATAAAAAGGCCATCTGAGGCGCTCCTTAGTTAGTGGTTGGGGTTGATTCTGATACGGTGCTGTCGGCCTCTACAGGGGCTTCTAGCGGTGTTACAGGGGCTTTTGGCTTGGCTTGGGTTGTTACCCAACGACCATCACCAGGGTCAGCTTCTAGTGCATAGATTTGACCTGGTAGTGCTTCGAGTGTAGATCCGTTGTATTCAATGTCAGGGTAAACCCTGGCCGTTGCGTCTGTGTATGTGTAGTTGGGCATCATAATTTTCCTTAACTGTCAATAATTTCAACAACGTGAACTCGGACTACCGAGGTTACTTGCGTTGCTGATGCTTTGCCGTTTATTTGGCGTGGGTAATACGAAGTGATGTCAATGTCTGGCCCACCAGCTGCGCCGTTAGCGCCTTCTCCCCATTGGAAGATTGTGCCAGGTGCGCCAGCGTTGCGATCTGCACGAATGGCTTGAACAAGTGAGTCTAAAAACGCTTCGTTGTCAAACCCTGCGTCTTCTGACTTCTGATGCGTAGAACGTAGGTAGCAGTCAAGAATGAATGTGTAGTCAATCGCCTTGCGACCATGATGAGGGCCACCTAGTGCAATGCGGTTTTCTGCTTGGTTCTCAATGTAGAGAAAGATGATTGCGCCAGAACTGTGTCCTGGGTCTTCTCCTTCAAAGAACTCACCCTCTGGTGTTAGTTTGGCTGGGAACTGCCTTACGCTTGACAAGTTGGTAATACCAGCGTTTGTCAAGTACGAAGCAATGGCGGCTCGTACTGTGGCGCGTGACATTATGCACGACCCCAAATCTGCTTGAAGTCATCCAGTAGGTCGTAACCCTGTGCTTCGTCTGTTGCAGAACTTTGAGTGCGAGATGAGACTGCGGTTGGCTCGCCGATTTCGTTTAGTACAAGTCCACCCTGTCCGCGCTCCTTAATTAGAGCAACGATGAAGTGAATGACCGCTTGCTTGACTGAGGCAGGTAAAGCTGAAACGTTGACACCTGATCCGTGTGCGTACTTTAAAGGGTTGGTAAATGTCAGAGTGGTGTTGCCTGGTGTCCAAGTAGTTGCTACCTGAACGTA